GAGAATGAGGAAAGAATTTAGAATAATATCTACCATTACCATTTTTTACTTCCGCAGTGGCCATAACCCCACCTACTATAGGATTACCCCTCTTAGAATGATTAGCCTCTGTAAGAGTTTGTATAGGTTTAAAGTTTTGGGTTTCTACAAGTAAATTTTTCATCCTCCAAACATTGGGTCAGCTAATTGTCTTAATTGGGTTTCAAATCTTTTAAAAGAAGGATTAAGATCTATAGTTAATTTAATAGCATCTTCTTTACTTAGTTCCATGTCTTCTATGTTTTCTAGGGCATCTTTCATAGTAGAAAGAATAGTTTCTGATGGAAAAGAATCCATGGCTTCCTTAACTATTTTTTTTACTTGTTCTTTTAAATCACCATACCCAGAGGCCTTATATTTTCCTTTAGGTTCTATAGTATCCCCTAAACCTGGTGCGTCTTTAGTATAGCCAACCCCATCTAGCCCAAATTGCCCATTTTCAACATAATAAAGTTCATTATCAGCTAAATTTTTTCTTACTATATCCTTCAAATCAGCTACTGATTTACCCTTATTTTCTGCTTTTTGCATCTCAGCATAAAAACCAGTTAAAAATTCTTCCCCATTTTGGTTGTCTATATTATCTCTATCCTTATAATCAAAAGCAGCTATTTCCTGATCTACTACCTCTTTAGTGGGTTCTTTTTCCTCTGCCTTAGCTTCAGCCTCAGTAAGGTTTTCATTAAAAATTTTAAACCATTCAGGTTGTTCTTTTCTACCCGTAGTTACACCCCATAAATTTTCTGAAATAATAGATTTTTGTTTTAGGATATTAACGGTATTATCAAAAGTAAAATGGTTAGGAATATAATTTGGATATAGGCGTTTAGCCTCCTTTAAAAATGTATTCTTAGGTGCTTTACCCTCTTTTATAAGGTTATATTGTTTTTGTAGAGATAAAGGTTTCATATTATACTTTTAGTAATTTTTTTATATCTTTTAAATAGTCTTTAAGTAAAGTAGTAGGTTGTACTACTTGAAAGGATTTAGGATTTTCCTTGTAATAATTTATAGTTTTATTTTTTGCATTAGATACCAATTTATAAATATCATTTAGTTCATTAGTAATAGAATCAAAATCATCTATTCTATCTGCATGAAATTTAGACTCGGGAGAAGTTTCTTCTTCCTGAAATAACTGTTTAACTTCTAATCCCGAATCTTTAATTTTTTTTGGGACCGGTTTATACCCTAATTTATAATAATAATTACGTGCTGTTCCCTTAGCTTTTTTATCAGGATTAAAAGCAAATGGGGTTGCATACTGTGCCCCTATCCCTGGTGTAAATGTCCCTCCAGCTACACCCCCACCAGACAAAGATATTTCCTCTAATTGATTTTTTATACCACTATATAAATCAGGATAATTTTTTCTTAAATGTGTTCTATAGGAATTAAATGTATCCCTAATTTGCCCTAATAATTCCGCTACTCTAGGATCCTTTTTTCCTGCATCTGTAGTAGCTAGTTTTCTTATAGAGTTAAGAGCTATGGATAATTTCTTTAAAGATTCTCCAAAAGAGGGTAATTGAATTAATTTATGCTTAATACCCCCAGTTTCTTTGTTTATATCTACTGTTTTATAATAAACACTGTCTTCTAAATCAAAGTAATCATTAGTCATGTCTACTTCACCATACTGATCCTTTATTTTTTTAATAAATTTAGGATCTATATCTGATGCTTTAGTAACGGGCATTAGTTTAATTTATTAGTTAGGGAATAAAATTGTAACAAATCAACTAAATTTTCACCCGTAACTTTTTGTGTTTTTGAAATAGGAGTTAAAAATTTCTTTACTTCATTTAGCTTAATTACTAAAGCCTTATCACTAATATTAGGAATGGATTTTTCAAAAATATCCTTTAAATTAGATACCTCAGAATTATAAAATTCCATTAAAGTGGAAGTAGAATCTACACTATTAATATATTCCCTTAAAATACGTTTTTGATCTATATTTAAAGTAGAATATTTACTATTAAATTTTTCTAATAGTATTTTATATGTTAAAACCCTAAGATCACTATCATATGAACTAAATTCTTCCATTACTGTATCTACTACTGAATCTTTATCCACTTTTGATTGAGTAAGAAATTCCATTAAATTTAATCTTACTTCTATAAGTAAGGAGGGATTAACTTCAGAAGAATTATAGGCCTCTACTAATTGGTATAAAGAAGCCATTTCCTTATATTCTGGAATTTTAGTATTAAAAAGATCATTAATATTATAACTTTCTTTTAATTCTTTAATCAAATTATACTTTTCTCTTTTCAGTTTTTGTTTGGATAACTTTTTAGAAGTTTCTAAAATTGTAGAAATAATAGAAGAAGCCTTAGATTCACTAATACCTCTTTTTTGGAAAAATGATTCATACAATTTATACTCTTTACCTAATTCTGTGTTTACAAAATATTTTTTCAAGAGTTTGGATGCAGGTGACTTCTTTCCGGAAAGAGTATCAGCAGTGATTCTTCTCACAAGCAATTCAAACAACAAACCTGTATTCCGATACTTGGAGTGTTTGATTTTCATTCTAGGGTTTTTTTATAAATATATGAAAATATCTAGTCCTTAATATTAGATTCATCTAATAATGATTCTCCAGATTTATCTTCTTCAAAAATAATTCGTTTTTTATTGGAAGAAGGAATATTTTTAAGCATATCAGAAAATTTAGAAGCGTAATGTTTACCTTCTAGGGAAAGAGCCGAACTGGATCCTTCGTTTTTATCTGTATCTTTCATTCTCTCTACACCTAATCTATCCTTACCAAAAGGTGATTCCTGAGTATTTCTATTAGATACTCTTTCTTTTTTTCTACCTAGAGGAACCTTTTCATTATATCCATCAGGTAAATTATTTGGATCGGAATAACTTCTACCTTTACCATACAATGAAGCTAAATCGTGGGGGGTACCATATGACTTACCTGATTCCATAGGGTCATTACCCTCATTTTCTACTTGGTTTTGTCTAAATTTACGTTTTTTATCTTGCATAATTAATTCCCTATATTCATCATATTGATCCTCAGATAAATGAAATATGTTTTCATAAACCCAATCAGAAGGTAATAAATTATTATCAATTAGTTGTGTAGCTAAATCCGTCTTTTCTTTAAGTAAAGCTATTCTTTCCTGATCATATATAATAGATGGATTAGTTAGTGATAATTCAAAATTAGCTAATTGTTCACCTGTATAACCCTGTGAGTATAAATGAACCATGGCTATTTTATATAACTCCGAGGTCATAATCCTTTGTATACGCTCAATAGTCCTAGCAAATCTAATGTCCTGAGCAGCTAAAGTAGCTTTACCTTCCAGATTTTCATCATAACCCATAAAGGCTTTAGGAACTTTAAGTGCAGCAAATAATTTATCTCTTAAATATACTACGTCTGTAATACCATCATATTGCAATCCAGGGGTAGTTTCAATTTTTGTAGCTGAGTCATTTCCTCTTACTGGAATGTAAAAATCTTCTAAAGAATTTTGTAAATTATATTTTAGGTTATAATCACCAGTTTGAGGATCCACATATGGAGTTCTTTTTAATTTAGAAATGGTTTTCTCCATAAACGCCTCAATTTCATTTGGAGGAATAGAACCTATATTTAAGTAAAATATGCGTTTTTCGGGAGCTCTTACTATTCTATGGATTAGCATAGCATCCTCCATTAAGGTATACTGTTTAAATAATTTTCTAGCGGGTTCTATATAGCTCCTTCCATATGGAAGAAAATTAACATCAGTAAGTAACCTAAAATGTGCTACTTCATAATTATCAAAGAAAATAGCTCTAGCGTCCTTAGTCTGATTAGGAACAGTAGTGTAACCATACGAATCAGATACAATACCATCTGGATCAAACTTAAACATTACTTTAGCAGGATTATCCGGATCCGAATATTCTATTCTCTCAATATTAAATGCTGAATAGGGAATAACGTTATAGACGCCAAAATCTTCTGCTATTTCCAACTTTAAGAAAAAATCTCCATATTTACACATATTTCTAATCCATGGCCATAAGTTGAATTCTATGTTAATCACATCATAAAAAAGATTATAAAGTATTTTTTGAATATTTTCATCAGGTGATTTAATTTGTAGTACTTCACCCATATCATTCTTTAATGTGCTTTCATCAGATATAATATCTAGCGCCGAAGCTACAATAGCATCAGTATCCATAGCATCATATTCGGCATAAAGAGCAGGTCTTAAGGTTCTATAATTGTATGATACTTGTTGTCCATATAAAGAGGATACACTATTAGTATAAATTCTGTTAAATCTATCTATGAGTGAGTTAGTTTCTATATTACCAGACACCTGTATATGTCTAGTATCTATAGTTTTTAATTGGTTATTCCCCGTATTTCTGATAACTACATCAGTTGAAAATAATCTTTGTAGTCTACTAAATAATCCTTTATCAGCCATAATTACATTTTATAAAAGCCAAGTTATATTTTCATTTTTCCCATCTATTTCCATAGTATATGGGTTTTTAGTTTTACTGCTTACTACACCTGGGGTATAATAATCATTTTTTCTAACACTACCTAGAGCGGCCTTAGCCCTATCTAATGATTCTTGTTGAAATTTAAGTGAAGTATCCCTTAGAAACATAGCTATCCCAAAGGCCATAATTAAATCATCATTATAGCCTACTTGTGCCTCTGGTCTACCATTTTTCCATATAAATACTTTCATTTCCTCTAAAAGTCTTTTAGAGCGAATAGTAACACTTCTATCACCTACAAATTCCCTAAACTTATTAATTATTAAGGGTCGTGTTCTCATAGACATAGTAAATCCGGGAACCATTTCGGAATTACCCTCATAAGTTTGTAGATATGATTCAGCCGTTAACTTATCAGATTTAGGTGAGTGATATAAATTTCTATATCCTCTTTCTTTTATGGCATCTATAGTGGCCCATCCAATATTAGCATTTTCAGGACATAACATAGCATTATTATATTCAGCAGCTAATCCAACTAAAAAATAACCAAATTCCTTAGGAGGTAATTGGCCTTTGAATTCTGCTACTTGTGTATTTGTTTCTATATCTATTATATGGGCGGTAGAAAAATCCTTGCCATCGCCCCTAGCAACATCAGCTGTAATTAAATATTCCCGTGCATAATCAGCAGATTCCCATATCCATAGGTTTTGATCAACTCCTCTCCTTTCAACGGGATCTTTTATTGTAGTTTCCTTTATAAATTCAATCCATTCATTATAGAATACTACATCACCCGAGGTATTAAAGTCACAATCACACTCTTGGGCTGCAATACGAGGATCACCTAATAAATCATCTTGTCTATCTCTCCATGATTGGTCTCTTTCAGGATGGACCATCCAGGGTAACCTAATAGGTAAAAATTCATTTTCTTTAGCTTCAGCCTTAGTCCACATTTTATGAAACCAATTACCAGTTCCGTTAGGTGTAGAAAGAACTATAGCCCCTCCTCCCGTAGATAATGTTTGTTGAGCTGAAGCCCATATATTATCTATACCTTCAATAAATGCAGCTTCGTCTACTACTAACATGGATACAGCTTCCGATCTACCAGCATCCGAGGCAGCAGAGGTAGCTTTAATTTGGGATCCATTAGTTAATCTAAGGGTAAGCTTATTATTCTCCTCAGTGGAAATCTGTAACCAAGAAGGTAAATTGTCATACATAAACTTAACCTTAGTTACTAGATTTTTAGCTGTTTCCTGTTTAGTAGCAACACATAGTACATTTTTTCCCTCATGAAATAACATCATCCATAGAGAATAACCAGCTGTTAGAGTTGAAATACCTAACTGTCTAGATTTTAATATTAGGGAATAGGGATTATCTTTAAATAACTGTAATACTTTTTCCTGAAAAGGATATAATGTAAATAATATTTTACCCCTTTGGGGATGTTGAATAAAACAGTATTTTTTCATGAAATGTACAGGATCAGTTGCACATTTAATATATTCCTGACGGATTATTTTTTTTAGATCCTGTGACATAATTTAGAGGAGAGCCTCAACCTCTTTCTTCATAGCGGTTAGCTCTTTTAATCTTTTTAGTAAATCTTCTTTTTCTTCACCCTCTGATTTTTTCCATTGATTTACTACTGTTTTCATTTCACGGGTGATTTTTCCTAGTTCTTTAGCTAATGAAGCAACAGAATCACTTTTAAGGTCAGAAATAGTAGGTTCATCATCTTGTTCACTTAATGATGTTCCCACATCTGCAGCTAATTCCTTAGTTTTTTCTAACTCTGCATTAAGATCAGCTTGTGCAGTAATATCTTCTGGGTCTGCTTCAGTAAGAATCTCAACTATTTCTTTTTTTATTATTTCCTTTAGTTTAGGTTTATTAAATCCCATGGTGAAGTTTATTTATAAATATTAGGGAAATAATACCTCATTTATCTGCTTTAAACGTTGTTCTGTAGTACCACTAATAGTTGTAAAATCCCTAATTTGTCCTCTATACTCAAATAATAATTCTCTAATAGTATGATCTATTTTCTCCCTATATAAAGTATCTACAGTTCTTACACCATTATCTTCTATAATAGTACCTTCAGTAGTAACGTAAAAAATATGATCATATTCATTCAACATAGTAGCTGCAAAATCACAAAATGCATTAGCCTCATCCCTACTAATTGAATCCGCACATTTAGCAAATGCCATTACATCAATAATAGTTCTATCTGTAATAATATTTTCATTTAACAATTCACTAGCTCTTTCCGCTAAAAATATAGATTGACCCTTTACTGTAGAATCAGTATTTAATGGAATACCTAAATCTCTTAAATATTTAGATCGTTCAGTAGTAAATTTATAACCAACAAATCCTACTTCATACTCTAATGCCTTAACTAATGTAGTTTTATCCTCT